TCACCGCGAAGTGGCAGGGCGAGAGCGATAAACACGTTTGACATGAATAAGCTCTGCCAGGGTTATCGCCGGGCGTAACAGAAGTTGAAGGCTGCCGACCACAAATAACCAGGTACCGCCAGTCATTAGCGAATCGAAGAAAAAAAGAACGCTTCCTGTCAAAAACCATATCGCGATAAAGAGATCGTTCAGTGCCCCAAGGGCCCGGTAGCGGCGCGCTATGATGATGTGGTCTGAACCGAAATCGATTTCTGCTTGATGTCCGGGCACGGCTTGTCCTTGTCAGTTTGGTCGGTATGTATTGACAAGGTTAGTGCACTGAATGGGATAAGTACGCCTTTGTTGATTTAAGATCGCGATGACAGGAAAGCATTCTGTGCCAGAGCGAACAGTCGGTTGTTTTCATTTCGAAAGACGCGCGCCAACGCCACTTAACGGATCGCTGGCAACACTCTGGTTTAATGTTAAAAACAAGATTCGAAGCTTAGCTCGTTGTTTTAGCGAAGCGCGTAAATTCATGCTTGCGCTGTAAAGGCATCTGTTGAAACACTTTTGTATTTCACGGCGCAAGAGGCCGGGAAGGCATGGCAGGGATACGCATTCGGAAGAGAGATTTTGGGCACACCGATGGATGAAGAGGACGGGCGAAATCACTATCAGAAACAGGCTCTGCAAAGCGCGTAACTTAGAGAGCAAATGGTTGAAATATAAATATTTTATAAAATAATCTCGTCAACCTGGTTTTATTCTTACTCATGCCTGAAGGTTTCTTCTTTCCGGCCGATAATCAAAATGTAATCGATAGTACCTTATCTTTATAGCCCTGTTCGCTATGCCCACATCCGAGTGGGCTTTTTTATATCTGACACAGGCATATCGTGCCTTTTATCGATCAAATCTCATTCAGTTGTATCTAAAAAGCACGATCACTGTATGCTTCCACAGTCAGTCAAAATTGACTGCTGGATTTTCCCTTGTAACAGTTTCTGCCTGTGTAACGCAGGCCTTTTTAATTTACTGCCTTCCCTGCCCTGACAAACTCCGCCGCCATTCTGTAAACCTCCGCCTGAAGTGGATTCGTCTCCTCTTTCATCCAGTCTTCAAGTATTTCAGCAAGCTCTAAATCAAAAAAACCTTCTTTTACATCAAGCAGTTCCAGCACGGCTTTACCGATTGCGGTAAAGATAATATAGGGCCGTTCATCATCGTCGTCCATGTGAGCCTAAGTTGTGAAACGGAAATTCAGCATAGCACATAAAATGAGCAATTAATTTTATTCCTGCGGTTGAAGGCTTCCCTGCTCTTTTGGCTGTTGCCCATCAAGCTCAAACGCTAGCGCTGATGCCGCTGACTACAGCCTGCACGCATCTGTTTTCCTCTTTAGTTTGTGAACGACCTGGCCTTGAGTTTTCGACGCGGGCCTGAAGCTGAGGGATGCCAAAATGCAGGTTTATGCAAGTCAGGAGAGTACGAGGATAAGGATGGGCTGACGGTCCGTGATGAAAGGTGGCAGCAAAAAATGTCATCGCCAATTCATCGCCACTGCCGAATGTCAGATACAAAAAAACCGCCCAAAGAGGCGGCTTAAACGACATTGCTACTACTTGATTTTATTAGTGTTTCAATATGGTGCCCGGGGCGGGACTTGAACCCGCACGACCTTGCGATCGAGGGATTTTAAATCACACGCTTTAACTCACAATATCAAAGCCTTAAATTGACTTTTCATAAAATTAGCTTAACAATCAATCGCCAGTTTTCAAGTGGTTACGAACATTTCTAAACACATATTATGAAAATTTTTCCCATCTAAGTGAGGGGCTTATGACTGATATCGTCTCTGGGTTGGCGGCGTTAAAAACTGCTTTCGATCTTGCAAAGGATTTAAAAAATGCTTCCAGTGCTTATACTGATGCTGAGATAAGGCTTAAGATTAGCGACCTCTATACTGCTCTTTCTGAAGCCAAGATTGAGCTTGCTGATGCACAATTAGAAATGCATCAACTAAAGCAAGAAATAAGCTCTCTGCAGGAAAAATTAAATGCATCAGATGAATTAGATTTCCGCGATTCTGTTTATTGGAGAAAAACTCCAATTGAAGGAAAACCAAATGGACCTTTCTGTCCTAAATGTTATGAAGGTCCTGGAAAGAAACTATCAAGTATGAGTAAAGTTAATGGGCGCTTTTCGTCGTTTGGTCAATTTAAATGTAATACTTGCGCTCAGTATGTGAGGTAAGCACACAGTCATGGGGTGTCAGGGGTCGGAGGTTCAAATCCTCTCGTGCCGACCAAATTACCCTTAAAAAGCAGCCTGTTACGGCTGCTTTTTTATTGCCTGCGCTTTGTGATGGTAAAACAATGGTAAAATGATGGTAAAACTCGCCCTTATTTCACAATTGGCAGGTCTGCAAAACGGGTCGTGTAAGCAGGTGAAAGCATCTCTCGCTTCATGGCCCAGGACTTCTCTATTCCCTGCCCTGCAAAAAACAAGCTTGCCTTGCCACTCTGGTTAAGCCCATCAACAACACGCATCAGAGCTTCGCTGTTGGGCTGTGGCCGGTACTCATCAAACAGGTTGAGCTGACACACTCCCTGGCTGAAAAAATCGCCCAGCATTACGCCTGCTTTCATATAACGGTGACCGTCGAGCCATATCTGATCCAATGCGTCCATAGCCACCCGGATAATGTCGCGGGTATCGTTAGAAGGCGTGAGCAATTTCCCGTTGGCCTGATTGCCGTAAAACACCTCACCCTCTGCATGCGGGCTGGTACGGACAAATACAGCGATCTGTTTGCAGTACTGCCTTTCCTTCCTCAGCTTTTCTGCAGCGCGTTCTGCAAAAGCACAGACGGCCTGACGCATATCCATGTATTCGGTGATACGAGAGCCAAACGAACGTGAGCAAACTATCTGCTGTTTAGTTGGTGCGAACTCTTCAAGTTCTAAGCAGGGCTCGCCACGCAGCTCTCGGACAGTTCGCTCAAGCACAACGTTAAAATGTTTACGGATGATATACGTGCTTTGATCGGCCAGGTCTTTAGCCGTGGTGATACCCATGGCATTCAGCTTTTTGCTGATGCGCCGACCAACGCCCCAGACATCCTCTACAGGAACGAGGGAAAGCAACTTTTTCTGCCGGTCAATGTTGGACAAGTCCAGAACGCCGCCTGTCTTACTCCACTTTTTAGCGGCATGGTTAGCCAGCTTCGCGAGCGTTTTTGTCTGCGCTATACCAACGCCAACAGTGAGGTGAGTTTCTTGTTTGATTCTTGCTCGCACCTTTCGCCCAAGATCATCAAGTGAGGTAAGACGTTGCATGCCATCCAGGCACATGAAAGCTTCATCAATTGAATATATTTCGACTGCCGGGGCCATGTCCTCCAGGGTCGTCATGACGCGATTACTCATATCGGCATAAAGCGCGTAATTGGAACTGAAGACCTGAACGTTATGCCGCCTGAAATCATTCTTGAGTTTGAAATAAGGCGCTCCCATAGGTATCTGCAACGCCTTGGCTTCTGCAGACCGGGCAATTACGCAACCGTCGTTGTTACTGAGAACAACGACAGGTTTTCCGCGCAGGTCCGGTCTGAACACTGTCTCACAACTGGCGTAAAACGAATTAACGTCAACCAGGGCGAACATCAGAAGCCACCATTAGGATTAAAAACCTGAAACACGCGCTCCTCGCCTTCAGAGGTTGAGATGTCGCGGAAGGTTGTTGTATGCGTCTCTATCCACTTGTTAGCGGCGCGAAGCGTGTAATGCCAGTTAAGGCGATCTAGCTCGCGGACAAAGTCGCGTGTGCTTAGTGTGTAGCGCCCTTGGCTGTCGCGCTTAATAGCCTGGCGAAAGGCAATCATGATTTCGTAGTCACGGGGCATTGTTTTACCCTCCGATTTTTACTGTATATAATCACAGTAATATCAACCCGTGAAATTGATCAAGCCGATGTGGATGTGAGATTTGTAAAGGTGTTGGCAGGAAAGGAATTTTATTTTGAAGGGTGCAGGGCGAGTGACTAAGCTTTAATCACCCACCCCGTAAACCTGCTCAGACAGGAGCGGTTCAGTGATTGCCCGGTCGCCGGGCTTTTTTATTCATCTAACCCATCTAACGACTTCATGCGAGCCTGAAGCTCCTTAATCATGTCATCTCTCGCTGACAATTGTTCGCTGAGTTTACTGATGGCAAGAACTGCGTCCGCCAGGATGGCGTTAGTGTTCAGGCCCCATATGTTCTCACCGCTTTTGGGCATATCAGTATCAGCGCCATGCTCGGGCCTGTCGGCATATGTCGGATCAACTGCATAGGCTGACTGAGCAATAAAACCTCGTTGAGGCTGCTCATATCTGTAATCGTTTATATCGACCTGATACTTGAGCCACTTGTAATCCTGCACAGCAGTTTCTGCAAGCTTAAGAACCCGCTCAAGTGCGTTACCTTCAGGCTTACCTGATTTATCTTTAATGCGTCCATCAGAGGCTGATATCTGCACATTACCCGCATTGGTAACGATCTTGCCATCATGCCTGAAGGTGTGAAATCCGTTATCGCCAATCCCCAACGTCACACCCAAGTAATTTCCCGGAACAGCAGCGACCTGTTGATAAACTGTCGTTCCCACACCGATATCAATCTGCGTCCAACGGTCCACATCAAGATAGGTGTTGCCAAAGGCATTATATCGGGCACCAGCGGTATTGGTACGGTAGGCAGATGAGGCGTCGTGCTGGATGCTTCCCGTTATCTTACCGCCTGATTTCGGCAAAGCACCGGTTATGCGACTGTCATCACCAGCTGCAACCGTGCCTGATGTAGTGCCTACATCCAGTGTGGATGCGCCTTTAAGCTCCAGATTTTTTCTGGCAGCACCTTTGTCTGAAATGCCCGCAAGGTTTTCAGCCTTAAGAAGCACATCATCTTTACTTGGTTTACTGGCGTACTGCTTAGCCATATAGCCCCAGCTCGGGCCTGTAAAAGTCGTTCTGTCAGGCCGAACTACATCGACAGACTGCTCATCGCTGTAAATTTTCTGCCAGTTCTGAAAGTCCAGAATGCGTCCGCGCGCCACACTGGCAAAGTCATTGAGGATTTTTTGCGTAATAGCAACCTGCAAAGACGCCGGAACAGCATTCCAGGCTAACCCGCTGGTTGTCGGACCATCAAAGGCAACCGCCAGAGTTAACTGCGTGTCTGAAGTGATGTTTGCGGCCACCAGCGTATAAGGTGCGCCACCCACATTGACGTATACGAAATCTCCCGCCTTTAACTCAGTGGTGAAGCTGGTACCAGTACCGGCAACTGTGGCTGATATGTTGGTTAGTGCGATAGTGCCTGCTGGCATGGGTTATCTCCCGGCAATAAAAAACCCGGCGCGGTGGCCGGGTCTTGTAGAATTTGGTTGCTAATTATTTTTCACAGGTGGAATGGGTAAAATTGTTTTTTGATACCCACTTCCAGCCAAAAGGATTACCCGCGTAATATTGCGTCTGGTTTGCCTGTTTCCTGACGCCATAAACCTGCACGGTAGTATCCTGACCGCCAATTGTCGCGGTAGCAGTGCATTGGGCGGACGGCAGACTTTGACAGCCAGAGATTAGAAAAAATGTAACCATTAACAGAATTGCTCTCATAAAATATCCCTTTAGTTTATTTCCATTACTTATATTTTCAATGATGAATTATATCAAATCAAAGTTTAGATCTTTTCGATAAATTTTAATACCTTGATACATCAACGGCAAAAATCCTGTTCCTGAAGTTCGAGTAATTTATGTTCCCGACATCACCCCCGGGCGGTCCTTTGTCTAATACTGATGCAATTCCAGAATTATTTCCATCAAATAATGATCTTGCGTAAAATGTTGACTGAAAAGGGCGTGGCTGACTACCCTGGCTAATAACACCTGTGATATAGCCTGTCATGACAGGGCTAATGGCCCATCTTCCAGAAAACGTGGTTGAAATTTTATATCCTGAATTCTCATCCCCCTCTGTTCCAATGTTCTGGACATTGCTTAAGACTTTTGACTTGTTGTGTATTATACATCTTCGCGGATTTGAGTTATCGAAAATAGCTATACCAAAAGCAGGGGGTGTCTGGTATTGGTAACCAAAGGTATAAAGATTAATGACAGTTGATGTTGAGTTGCTTCCGTAAGATAAAACCCCCTGACCTTGAGTGTTCCTTGAATAAAATGCATACCCATCGGCACCAGTTACATCGTAGTAGAAAAGCCTGACGACACTGTCATTATCGTGAATTACTGATGAGCCGAATCCGCCAGACGGTACAGAGAATGATTGTCGGCCTATTAAAATCAGTGGCAGTGTTCCCTTGATGTAAAAGGGATTTCCATACTCGTCATTAAGTGCTAACCCAAATTCCATGCTTATCTCCTGACAAAAAAAAGGAAGGTACCTGCATAAGCTGGAACGGTGCCTGCAGAGTAATCAGTGTCACCAGCATCACTCAAATTCGCATTGTTACCAGATATAATGACCCTCCTTCTTCCTGCAGGAGAGGCACCCATGTTTGCCTGAAAGGTATAATCCAGCCTGTAACCTGAAGGCACAGAAAATGAAAACGAACCACTTTTCTGTCCATTTGCAACAACCATGGTTCCAGCTACAAGTATTCTGACTATACCAGTGTTTGTGTCTCTCCCCTGAGCATCCCAGGTACCAAATCCCCACTTAGCCATTAGAAAGTTCCAGTTAGGCGGCCAACCTGAATGAGCTGACCATCAGCAGAAAGGACGGATATCCCCGTATTGGTTTGTTTGTACTTGCCCTCTCCGGGTACAGAACCATAGTTTTCGAGAATGCCATTTTTAAAATCAATGCTTAGGCCAATCTGGTTTTGCACATAATTGTCTGACTGAAGGACATCAGTAATATTCCCTCGACCGATCCATGCCTGACCAATAAATGCCTGGCTGATTAGCACCTGTCCGTCTTTGATAACGAAGGGTGAATAAACATTTTTTCCGCTGCCGTTAATGACGACAAACTGATTGGCATTAACAGCAAACCGCGTATCTACCGAATTGCCATTGATGGTCACCGCAACAGATAAACCGGCGTCATACTGAGTTCCGCCATACTGCACACCCGCTTTGAGGGTATAGATAGCAGAACCGCCATTTGCGTCCGCATAGGCCGTCAGTTTTTCCTCGATAGCAGCCTGCTGCTCCGCGAATTTTGCCGTGACAGTTGTGTTTAGCGCGGCAACAGAACTCTGAGCATCGGCGGCAACCTTTTTGGCCTGAATGATGCCTGCCTTGTTGTCGCCGTAGTTGGCCCACTGCTGCTCGACATCGTCATAATTCGCGAGAATGCTCTCAGCCAGGGCGTTCGGATCGGTAATGAGGGGTGTGAGTAAAGCCTTGCCGTCATCAGACTGAAGGTATTCTTCAACAACGCTGCCTATCAGGTCATCGGCATTAACGTTTGACATGCCCGCCTTAAAGTCTGTCCAGTCACCGGTATTCCCTATTTTGTCCACCAGTCGGGCGCGATACCAGCGACGAACGCCAGCAGGCATAGGGCCGTGCTGATAGCTGACACCCGGATAAGGAACATAGGCAAGGAACTGAGGATTAAGGCCGTCTGCTGTAGTGGCAACCTGAATTTCGGTGTAAGCCGTATCGCCAGAACCGTCAGGAAAACTCCATGTGACATCGATAGCCCATACCACGTTGTCTGTGGCCATCAGGTTAACAGGCGTGCCGGGCTTACCGACTTTACCCGTCAGCGCTGTTGAATCTGCGTACCCCCAGGGTGATGACGCTTCAGCAGCATTGACCGCTCTTACCCTGACATCGTAAACGCCAGTATAGATGCCGCGAATGCTGAAACCCTGAGCGCTGGTCTGGCTGACGTTAACCCAGTCGCCTTTATCCTTACGCCACTGAGCTACATAACTGATCGCACCCTCAACCCTGTCCCATGTCGCCTGCATTGATGCCACAGACAAGCCTTGCTCAACGTAGCTGACTTCTTCCAGCTTAATGTTGGCCGGAGCCTTCAGAACGTTGATGGGAGTTACAGTAATGGGCGCTGGCTCAATGCGTACACCGTCATCAATGTAGCGGTACTTGTTCGGGTCATGCTGGACGCCCGCCACAGTAAACGTGCCATCGTCATTGCCTGAAATGGACGTAACGCGGAAGTACTGAATAGCCAGCCTGTCACTGTCAATCGCCCAGACGGCACCTGCAACAGGGTCCATTTTGAACGAGGTGGCTACCGTTACCGTTTTTTTATCCGCGCTGATACCGGATATAGTGCGCGTCTGAGCAGAACCATCAGGAAGATTGAGCACCAGCCTGTCGCCAGCGGCGTAGTCAATGACGCGGTCCAGCCCGAAACTGCGCCCGTTAACCGAACTCAGCCGCCCGCCGTTTTGCCTGCCACTTCTGAAGGGGTCGGCTACGCCGATAATTTCAGCCGGCACCGGAATATAACCATCCAGGCCAACGCCAAATGAAACAGTGCCGTCTTTGGCATTCGACAGAATAGCCCAGCGTCCTCGGCGGTGAGCCTCGCTTTGCGAAGTACAACCAATCGCCGTCAGGCTCATTTCGCGCACACCATAGCGCTGAACCAGATCGGAATCGTAAACACCTTCAACCGTATCCGAGTAGTGATTGATTGGGTCTGACCAGCTCACCTGACAGGATGAATAACGATTCTTATAGCTGCCACCTGCATAGGTAAACAGTCCGTCAATCACGTTTGATGCGTGATAAACAAAATCCACATCGACGTTGCCGTTTGAATCGACCTGCGGCACGTCTGCGTTGACGAAAATCTGGTTGTTTCCCCAGAAGGTAATGCCGCGAAATATTGCCGCTATGTCCTTCAGAACGGTGTAAGCATCCTGCTGACTCTGGATGAAGACGTTACAGGTAAATCGTGGCTCAGTACCACCAGCGCCATTTGGCACAGGCTGGTCGCAGTATTGCGCGATGCTGTACAGCTCCCACTTGTCAATCATGGAAGCATCAACACGCGTTCCCATGCCATAAATTTTGTCCAGAACCAGATCGTAAAAGACCCATGCCGGATTGTTGGTGTAGGCATACTTAAAATCACCTGACCATGTGCCGTTATAGCTGCGACTGACCGGATCATAGGTTGTTGGGACGCGCACCAGTTTGCCTTTTGGCTTACAGGTGATTTTGGGTGCCTGCCCGTTGAACTGGCTTGAGTCAACTTCGATATAAAGCAGTGCGGTATTAGGGCAGCGCAGCTTACTGTCAATGACTTCCGCAAATGAGAAAACGCGAAAAGCATTAAGCAGCTTTGATGAAGTTGAATCAGCGGTAATGCGACGAACCCGTATTGACCAGCCGCTGCTGGCCCGAGGCAAATCAATGCGGTGATCGCGCTGATACTCGGATGTCGTTTTACCGCTGAAACGGCCATCAACCACCTGAACCCAGCCGCCGCCGTCAGTAGAAAGGTCTATGGCGTACTGCGTCACAGTGCCAACCATGTCGCCGTTGTCTTTATACTGATACTGAACAGGCAGACTCAGTTTGATACGTACGGCATCCAGAGACAGGTTGTTATACTGGCGCGTCCAGGGCAGTGACTGCGTAACGGTAACACCAACAGACAGCTCGTTATCAACCTCTGGCATGCCAGAAATGTAGGTCTGGTCCTGTGTGCCTTTGCGCCAGTCCCAGATAACGCCAGTGAAATTGTAGCTGCCGTCGTTATTCGCGAGCTGCGTATCATTAAGGAAAATTTGCTGTGCGGTTAAATCACCCTGAATTTCACCTTCAGAGATTGCCAGCAGCATTTTGAGTTTCGCGACGGACAGCAGATCATCAGCCTGCTCTACCGGAGTGTGCGCACTGCCACCGCCACCACCTTTTTTACCTTGGATAGTCACACCGTCGAGAAGCCTCATATTTCCCCCATAAAAAAAGCCACCCGAAGGTGGCTTAATAGATATTTAAGTTAATCAAGAACCATTTCTAACGAAGCTTTTGAAAGCAACCACAGCTTGATAAATGTCCGGTTGGCATCCAAACATATTGTCACAGTATGGCTTAATGAAAATTTGAGATGACCCGTCATCATGTGGCATCTTGCTTGCTTGATAGGCTAATAAAGGGCTATATGGTGCTGGGTTGTAAGTAGAAATCAAAGTGTCGGTAGCTGTTTGAATTTTCCAAGATGAATTATTTGCTATCCAAAACTGTGATCTCTTCCAATAAGTATCACATTGCTTTTCATCTTTACATATCAATGGTTTCATTACTTCAGCTTGAAGTGCTGGATCAACTTTTTTTGCGCAGCCAACCATAGTCAAGCTAAAGATGAAAACTAAAAAAATTTTATTCACATCCCTATCCCCATAAGTAAAAAATAAATCCTATCATTAGTCGATAAGCCTAAAAAAGTTATTAGTAAAATTTATTAGATAAAATTATTGCTGATCGCTGGTAAAGCTGCCTGCGCTGATTATCGCGCCGCCAATCTCACGCTCGCCGTAAAGGACAGGAACCGGATAGCCCATCGCAACGGTGTTAACAGGCGCACCGAATGCATAGTTGGGCTTGTTGTCCGTGCTGGATGAAGCGCCAACATTAAATTTGGGCTGCGGCGTCAGCATCTGAACCACTCCGCCCAGCAACATGCTGATACCCAGGCTTGTCAGTGCGGTTGTGGCTAACCCTGCTGCCGTTGCGGTGCCAAGCGCCGCGCCGTATGCTGCAAGAGACGCACCCGCTGTGAAAAATGCGGCCACAATAGCCACAGCGCCAATGATAATTTGCAGCGTGCCGCCGCGCTTTGAACCTTCGATGATGGGTTCCATTTCAAACTCAGCAGACGCAGAACACATATCAAACTCCTGAAGTGAGATATTTTCTTTGCCACTGAAGAACGCAAAACGAACGCCATTGAGGTGCGCGTTAGATACGTACTTTTTGAAGCCCGGCACCTGTGAACACATAGCGCGGATAAGCTCGCGCAGGTCTGCAACGTGGAAGCGGTGAACCCGCCCAAACTTTTTTGCCATGAGTCCTTTTAAACGCATAGTTTTAAGCATCAGCCAGCTCCTTACGCCTGACAACCCTCACCGTTCGGTTACGCCAGTAGTCGCCGTAAGGAACGCGTGTCGAAAGATTGCCCGAGTTATGATGAAGAATGAGGTTGTCGCCGAGATAAATAGCGGCATGGTTTGTTACCGGGGCCTGAATGCGCATCATGATCATGTCACCTTCGCGCATTTCAGAAGGTGGAACCTCAATAAAACCTTCGGCCTGCCAGTTTTCGTCATAGCGGTTTTCTTTGCCGTCAATCCACCATTCGTAATCCACCGACCAGTTATTCAGCGTAATACCATGTTCCTGACGGTAATAATCCATGATGAGCGTCCAGCAGTCCGCGAAGCCAAGCACCCACTGACGCCCAACCAGCTCGCGTTCACCTCTCGGGCTAATCGTGCAGAAATCGCCGTCCGGCCACGACATGATCCCCCATTCAACGCCAGAATAATCGCACTGCACGCGATCACGTTCAGACGGTATAAGCTGCGGCACGTCAGGGTGAGAGTGAATGACCATCAGTACTGCGCCCTTCTTTTCCGCTTCCCGCTTTTCTTCGGGCGAAATGGCAAAATGCTCGGTTGGATTGTCTGAAATATTTTTGCAGGGGATATAGATTTGAGCCCTGCCCGCCTGAACCACCAGCCCACAGGCTTCTTTCGGATACTCAGCGGCCACATGTTCTGTGATTGCCGCAATAATTTTTTGGCGCATCGCTATTTCCCCTGAAGATTGGCGGCAGGGAAGCCCCCGAAAGGTAGCGGCTCGTTATCCCCAAAACGCGCCTTACAGTCTGCCAGGCGACCGCCGCACACGTCCTTTGACGGGTCAGAAGTCGGTGAGCCGTCTTTGGCAAAATAGCGATTACCGGCATAATCACAGCCGGTTCCCGTCCGGTACCAGCCACGCATGCACCATGTACAGACAGGCGTTATCTGACGCGATGGCAATTGCAGGCTCTGAATATCGAATGGTGAACACAGCTCAAAATCCACCTGAACGCGGGTTTCTGCTGTCTTTGCATTAACATAAAAAAGCTGAAGGCGTTCTTCCTGCGGGTTGGCACTGGCATTGCCAGCCGTCCAGTTAGCCGCATCCAGATACTTGACCATCGTGGTGTGTATTTTGACTTTGGCTTTTACCAGGTCATCAAACTGCAGGCAAAGTGCGGTGACATAATTACCCACGTTCCCGACAGAAAGTTTTGGTGTTGGCTGAGTCCCTGAGCTGGTCATTTCAACGCCTGTCAGCTCGTAAGGGTGCGGATCGTACTCATTCCCCTGCCAGATGATTGAAGGCAGGTTTTCAGCCGCAAAGGATTTCCACCCGTCTGACGCAATGTTGTAGGCGTGAAAGCGAAGCACGGTATCAAGCCCAAAATCAGTGCCGTCAATTTCAATCAACTGCACCAGACTTCCAGGCTCCAGCGTCTGTACATCCTGATTAAAACTCATTTTTCACCCATAAAAAAAGGACGCCGGAGCGTCCTGTAATATCGTGACATGTCACGGCGCAAAAGCCTGTTCAAAGGTGAAAGTAATCTCCACAAAATCACCGTTGATGAATTTGGGATTAATTGAATCAGCCTTTACCCTGAACAGCTTTTTCTCACCCCATGGATTTGTCCACCAGAATGAACTGGCAACGTGTGCTTTAAGAAAGGCCCTTAGCTCGGCGATGACGGCCTTCCTGCCGTTACAGGTCAGCGACCAGGTTTCAGACTCATCATTGATACCGCGACCGGACACCTGCTTATAACCGTCCCCAAACTGCGCAGTATTTGTTGAGACGTTAACCTGCTCACTGGCCTGCAGCCTGACTTCCCATGTAAAAGTGTCTGTCGCCATTGTTACTGCCGCCCGTTGTAGAGAACCCCGCCAGGAGTCATTTGTGATTTAGCCCAGTCATTAACTTCTTTGCGGATTATTCCCTGCAGCTGTTTCGCTGCCGATGCAGTTTTTTCAGTACCTGCGTCACCACTGTCAGACGATCCGCTGATATGAACAACCGTATCGCCAATATTGATTACCGGAGTACCACCACCAGAACGCACCACGCCGGACGCTACAGGCCGCTCAGTGGGTGCAGTAACCAGCCCGCCGTCAGCATATCCGCGCATCATGTCGTAAAGGTTTGAAACGCCAATGCGCTCCGTTGCCTCTTTGGTGAAAACGAATTCACCTTTATGAACCACACCTGCCGGATCGTTCTTCCCGCCAACTCCCGTGAAGCCGCCACTGTCAAACCCCTGATAACTGGTACTCATGCCCATCGCGCCGGTACTTCCCGCAGATGCCGCCACACCTGACCCGACAGCACCTATTGCGGAACCGCCGAAGCTCATAAAGGATGACAGCACTGTTTTAGTGAGCAGAGCCTGCGCGGTCATTTCAACCAGGCTTTTAATGACGCTCTGAGCCAGCGACGCAAACAGGTTTGAAATGCTCTCTTTAAAAGACTGTGTGCCAGTAAGCAATCCTGTCAGGGAGTTGGTCACTCTCTCCGACGCTGCCTCCGCCAGGCTCACAATCCCTTTATTCAGCACGCTTTGCCCTGCATAAAGATTAAGAGCAGCCTGATACTGCGCATCAGCTGAATCCCTTGAGGATTTCTGCATCAGCGCTTCATAGGTTTCCTTATTGAGTTTGCCGTTGGCGTAATAGGCATCGTAAAGGCTCTGCTGCTGCACAAGCTGATTCTGGAGCTGCGCGACCGGGTCAACTTCACCCGCTATGTTCAGTTTCGGTGCTGCCGTACGACTGGCCTGTGCCTGAATAAGCTTTTGGGCAGAGTCATTTGCAAGCGTAATACGGGCTGACTGATACTCCTGCTCAGTCATCAGACGTGCCGCATATAGCTGTTTAAGATCGCGGCTTGCCTCTGACTCCTGACGCATAACCGCCTTAGCCGGAGAATACTGCTCAGCCAGTTCCTGACGCTGCTGTTGATAGTTTGCCGCGTTGAGCGTTATCACGCGCTGAACTTCAGCCTGACTCACACCAGAGGCTTTAGCCTCCTTCAGGATTTTTTCCTGCGAGGCCTTTTCCTGAAGGTTGATTTTTTCCAGGCTGGAAGCGTGCGCCTGCTCTATCTCATTGCGAAGGGACTTAAACTGCTTGAGCGCCTGCGCGGCTTTTTTGTCTGCTTTAGCGGGGTCCTCTCCACCCCAGGGGGATTCGACTTTTCCCGCATCAGCCACCGCGGTTGTCGCCGCCTGAATATCGCTTTGAAGAGCTTTAGCCCGGTCAGCAACGCCTGTTTTCACAAGGAAGCGGGCATTAGTTGCGTTAGTGATGTTATCTCTGGCTGTTGATGCCGCTGAATCAAGGTCTTCGAGCTGCCCCTTTAGCTGACGCTTTTCTTTTTCAAGCGTTTCAGCAGAGGGGAAAAGAAATCCAAGCGATGAACCTTCGCGGCTTTTAGCAAGGCTGATCCGCGTGTCGCTGTAACGTGACAGCTCATCTTTCACTTTTTCACGCTGCGTGTTGATGTTGTTCAACTGCTCAGTGTAATCGTCTAATTTAACCGACAACTTCACATCCGAGAGTTGCATCAATGCCGCTGTTGTTTCAACTACCGCGCCTTTCAAATCAAGTGCTGACTGACGGGCCTGCTTGGCCTGCTCATGGAAATAAAGCACAGCAGAACCGGCCAGCATGGCTGCGCCTACGGGACCACCAATGAGCGAGAGTGCGCCACGCGCCAGCCCGGAAGCAACCGATGCTGCCCTCGTACTGAGAGAAAGTTGTGAATTAGCCCCGGCAAGCCGCTCAGTAGCCGCTGCTTCAGCGATTCTCGACTCTCTGATCGTGCGACTTAGCGCAACCTGCTCTTTCTGATAGCCAACATTGATGCCCGCTGCCGCGTTGGCCGCTGTACGCGTGCCAAGATAACGGGCCTCTTCCTGAGCCTGTGACCGCGTGGCCTGTGCCGCTGCAATGGTCTGCTTCGCGATTTCGGCCTGCTGTAATGCGTTTCTCCTGACTGCCATTTCGTTAGCGGTCCAGGATGTCACACTTTCCCTGAGCCCCGCTGTCAGTTTGGTTGAGATAACAGGAATCAGGGTATAGAGCGCGACTGAGGCAACGGTATTAAAGTTATCAGCCAGGGCGTTTACGGATTCCGTAATGCTCTGAACACCGGAGCGAAGAGGACCGTTACCAGACTGACCGACCTTGATGATCAAACCTTCAAAAGCGCTTGTCAGCCCCATCAGATCGCCGTTGAGGTTATTCACCCTGACAGCGGCCTGCTCATGGGCAGTCTGCGTACCCGTAAGCGATTTGGTCAGCTCATCAAGTTTGCCTCGGTTACTGGTAAGAATGGAGGCGGCGTTGATGTTCTCTACGCCAAACAGCTTAACGGCCTGCGCCGTAGAGAGGTTTTTGCCTGCAAGATTCTCCAGCGCTTTGCTCAGCCCGACAACAGAGGGCTTGAGCGTCTTGTCCGTACCTTTTTCGAGGTTCAGGATGATATTGCGCAGCGCGGTACCCGCTTCACCGCCTTTGATTTCACGCGATGCCAGCACCTGAATAGCAGCATTGAGCGTTTCAAATCCGATCCCGGCCTGCGCTGCGGCCACACCACCATTTTTAATCGCGGCGGCGGTGTCGTTAATTTCAGACGCACCGAATTTGGCACCTGCAGCCAGCACGTTAATGTAACGGTCTGCCTGCTCAGCGCCCGCGCCGAACTGATTGAGTGACAGCGCCAGCGTGCGCGTTGCATCAGGCAGCGTACTGCCGCCAGCCTGAGCTAACAACAGGGCGCTGTTAGTGGCCTTTTGCAGTCCGTCCGCCGTTTCAAGCAGTTCCGGCTTAGCCGAAGCCATCAACTTCAATGCTTCAACCGCCTGACTGGCACTGTACTCTGTGGTACGCCCCATCTGCTGCGCGGCCTGATCGAGGGCGCGCAGCTTGTCACCCGTTGCGCCGGTAATAGATGACAGGTCAGACAGTGCCTGCGAGTACTGCCGCGAAGTCTGGATAATCGCACCCAGCGAAAAACCCACGCCAGCTAGCCCGGCTATTCGACCAGCAAGGCCGCTCACAGTGGAAGTTACGCGCTTATAGGCCTCTTCAGTCTTTTTGGCATCGTCCTGTGCCTGTCGGTTGAACTGGCGCGACTGTTTGTTAGCATCGCCATACGCGCCGATAAGCTGCGTTTTGAAGTTGGCCGCATTGAGGTGAAGCCCTACGGCAAGGGAAGCGACATCAGCCATTACATTAACGCCCTCATGACAGCATCACACTGCTGACTGACGTCAGGCGCAGTTACGTTACCTGCCGGGTGATGCGGGGTTGCGACAGAAGAAGTGTTTTCAGGGCCAGGCTGTTTCAGAATTCCCTGTTGAAGAAAGTACGCCCGCCAGTGGTTCAGCACGTCACAGGGCAGCGCCGCTATGACGGAGGGGTCAGGTTCGCCCCACCTGTCAGCCAGCCAGAAAATAAGCTGGAGCCACGGCGAGCCCGTTAGTTTTTTTCCGCTTCTTCCAGTTTGCCGATAGCGTGCGTTTTGACGCGCCCAATCGCTTCCAACAGGGCTGGATTGTCATGCGAATCAATCAACTCAGCCGCCGTTGGCAGCAGCTCAACAGGGATAGCTGAACCGTCAGCATTCACCAGGCTGTCAATGACAAGCTGAACGCTCATTTCTGAAATAGCACGGACATTTCCGCCTTCCTGCACCTTATCAAGCGCCTCTTCATAGCTGATAAGCTCGCCCGCGGTACGACGGCGGATATAAACAGGTGTACCGAACATTTCGGTTTTTACGGCGGTGTTCTTTGGCTGCAACAACAGTGACTTGAGCTTTGAAATATCGAAATTATCTGACATCAGATTTTACCTGCTGAGTAATTAAAGCCGCCATGACAGCGGCAATGTTAATGAACTAAGAGCCGGAAGCAACGCCCCAGTCGATATTGTTTTGCTTGCCCTGGACGGTGATCTGAATGACTTCACTGGCAGGTGCGGTGATTTCATTCATCTGCCAGCCAGACAGCGCCAGCACCATGTTAGCGGTGCGACCGTTTGGCAGTTCGACGTAAAACTGCACCGTCTGACGGTTTTGCGCAGCGTTGAGGAAGGCCGCAAAATCGGTGTTAGACGGGTCGTCCACAAAGCCTAGTGATTTTTCAGGCCCTTCAGGAAGGTCAGAAATAAACTGCTTGCTCTTATCAATGAGCGTGGTGCAGTCAACGAAGCCGCCCGTCTGGCCCGTTGCGCCGAGCGCTTTACAGTTAATCAGCGGTTTCATCGCGGAAACTGCCGCGCCAGCCGCGCCCCACATAACCACGGTGCCAGCAGGCAGCATCGCGTATTCTGGCGAAGTTTTATCAGCCATGACTTTTCTCTCTGTTGAAGTGGTAGCGGCTGCTACCCGTTGTTTTGAATGCGGTCCCGTATTTCAACCGCAAGGATTCTGAGGACACGGGATTTGTTGTAATCCAGCGCCGGACGGATAAAGGGCGAAGGAACCTGTTTTACTGTGCCGAATTCCTGAGCCAGCGCCTTGATAAAGTGCTGCTTGCTGGGTCCGACGCGAAGCACGACGACTGCATTGCCTTTGGTACGGGTTGTGGAACGGATTTTAATAGAGTCACGCATGTGCGGGCCCTTTGCGGACTCGTCGTAACCTGCGTGCTCTTTCATGTCCTGCTCAACTATTTCAAGGGCAGCCCGGCCAGCGTCACGCAAAACTTTTGTACCGGCTTTCTCACCCAGGGCGATAAGCTGGCGTTCAAGCTCATCAAGCCCTGTAACCTGCATGCTCAGCACATTCACACCTCACTGAAGTAGATGATGAAATCTCTGCTCAGACGGTACTGCACTGCGTTATTAGGCAGCGTGACTTTATCCTGTTGCAGAGAGCCGCGCTCAACGTACTGAACCGGATAGCCGCCAATATCACCATGCCTGATGCCCTTCCACATCTGCCAGAGTTGATTATCCAGCGCCAGCAGGCCCGTATAATCAGAGACTTTGACAAAGGAAATCTGGAAGCGCCCCGCCACCAGCGACGTTCTGACAAGACCACTTTCAATCTCGGGGTCAGAAATGCGCTGATAGGTAATACCTTGCTGCTCAGTGTCAGGAATGAGTAAGGGGTAAACCTGCAGTTCGGACAGCGCCTGAAGGGCTTTGTAAATACCTGACTCAATCATGACGCACATCCCTTTCAGCAGTGATGACGGCACGATCACGCATGCTGCGATCAACGGCCCTGATGGTATAAACCTCATTCCCCCAGCTTATTTTCCAGTCCGTCTGAACATCCATACGCGGGCGGATAGTGAACTGCCATGTCTCAACAATCTGCTGCTGATCCAGACTGCGGATTTTGCGGTTTGAAATGTTTTCAGCTTTGGCCCAGATAAAGGGTGAACTGATAACAACCTGACCCGGCAATACCTCACCAAGCGGCCCGCGTTCTGATTCAGTGCGCTGTACCCTGATGCGTTTATCAAGCTCGCCAGCCGCCATCCCTGTCATAGACCATAAACCTTATAGGGCTGAAGAAGCGCATCCACTGCCAGAGGCATTTCACTGGTTTTTTGTTCACTGACCGCTTCGCGGTTTGCATACCAGTGACCAACCAGAAGCAATATGACCAGACGGATGCCATCATCAAGCAGCAGGCGATCATCGTCGGTATCAAACCCCGCATCAGCGTTGGTTTCGTAGAGGTTTCGGCGCGTCCATTTTTCAATGTGTCGCTTTGCTGCACCAATGTAGATGGTTAACAACGAATCTTCGCTGGTATCGTCAGCATCAATACGGCAATGCTCTCTCACCGTTTCAAGACTGATAATCATGATGAGAATCCCGATAGAAAAAGCGGCCCGAAGGCCGCTTTACTGATTAGCTGCCTGATCCAGTCAGGGAGCCATACACAAACGCTTCTGGACGATAGACCGCCAGAGCAAGACGCTCTTCGCAGCGGATTGAGATCATGTTCTTCTCAAAGTCATCCTGGTTTTCGCTGGAAACCACAACGTTTGCATCTTCGCGGTCAAAAATCTGCGCACCGGAGTTAAACGCGCCAGTCAGGAACTTACCGAGGAACTGAGCAGCTTCCGTTGCCACTACTGGCAGACCCCATAAAGTAGGTGTGGTCAGTTGTGAAGGATTGGCCAGGATATAACGCCCCAGCGTATCTTTACTCAGTTCAATTTTGGCCCAGTCAGTAAAATGCAGAACATGGCCTGATGCCGGGAATCGTGCCAACTGTGCCTGCAACATGGCAAGACGCAGAACATCAATACCGGTTTCATTCTGAACTGAGAACGCCTGGCTGAAAGCTTTGGCCTGCGGCACAATCCCCGTAAGGTGAGCGCCTTCGCCGTTGCCGAACAAAATTTCCTGCTCTTCAACATAAGCGAGCCCGTAACGCATTTCAGCGTCAACCGTAGACTGTAGTTGTGCAAAGTCGTCCAGAATCTGTTTTGAAGCCTTAAACATGTGAGCGATAGTGCGCACTGCTGTGGTTTTCTCAGCGAACTTAATATCACTGTAAGGCTTGGTAGTGTTTTCCGGCACGACCGAAGCGTTATTGGTAAATCCGGTCTGCTGAACGTAGTAAATGGTGTTCGACTGTGTACGTCCCGGCGCAATCAGATCGCGAATGAAAAGACGCTGCTTAGGCGCTGTATCAATACCCGGCAGACGCTGAGGCGCTACAATCTGGCCAGGCACATCAACAGTGGTCAACGCAGCTTTAACCGGCACAGAAATTCTTTTATTGCCTTCGATGCTGGATCGGATGTCTTTCATCACTTCAGCAGAAACGAACTGCTGACCAACAGACTGAATGACATCTTTTGCAGCGTTAAGCGGCATCTGTGCAGCAACGTGCTGCTCAAGCTCACCCAATGAGTTTTTGATGGTCTTCATCGCCTCATTGAGGGCGTTATGCTCGGTCGCAATTTTATCAACAGCGGCCTTGGTTTCAGTTGAAAGCTGACCTGAGCTTTTGGCTTCGTTCAGCGCTTTTTCTGCTTTTTCACTGAATTCAGCAGATACTGTTTCCAGTCGGGCAGATACTTTTGTCAATAATTCATTTACATCAGACATGCTTTTTCCTTATTCGCCGAGCGAGGCCAGCGCATTTTTAAGTGAGTTAAGTGCTTCAGGGTTGATTTGGTCGACAGCGCCCGGCTTGTCGTTTTTTTCGGTAGCAGCGCCCGGCATGCTACCCAGTGCTTTCAGGTGCTTCCTGCGCTCAGAGCGGGGCATACCCCCTTTAGCGAGGAAAGCGTCAATTTTTCGGATAGCGGCTGCGGGGCTTTCTTCATCACTGCTGATTTCATCAGCCGACAAAAGTGAATCAGCGAGCCCTCTGGTCACGGCATCACTACCGCCGATAAAAGACTCTTTATCCATGAGCGACTGAACGTCTTCAGAAGACATTCCTGATCGTGCTGCATAGATATCAGCCATTGCCTTATCAAACGGTTCTAAATAGTCGGCATACTCGCGAAAATCATTGCGGTTGCCAGCGGCCACAATCCACGCGTTGTGGATCATCAAAAAAGCACCTCGCCCTATCTGCACCTCATCACCCGCCATGGCAATAATTGATGCGGCTGATGCTGCAAGGCCGAGAACTTTAACCGTCACTTTCCCCTGGTATTCTCGAAGAATGTTGTAGATCGCCAGACCTTCAAACATGTCGCCACCGGGCGAGTTAATGTGGACAGTGACGTCATCGCCTCCAATTGCACGTAACGCCCCCGCGATACGATTTGCGCTTACCCCATCCCCCCACCAGTCCTCACCAATAACATCAAAAATTGTTATCGTATTTTCGCCAGTCTGCGCTGCAGCACGGATACTCCCATCCCAGCGATCAATAGCTGCTGCTGGCAGGTCACGTTTACCGGATGCGAAAAGCCGCCCCTCCGGCGCTGCCGGAAGAGTTTTCATCTTCGTCATTTTTTCTCCTAAGCCGCTTTTTTAAGCGGTGACTGTTCCGGTGGAATATCCGGGAAGAGGAAGGCGTGAAGCTTCATGATATTGCTGGCCTGAGCACCAATATTGTTGGTCCCAAGCTGCTCAAGCGGTGTCAGGTTTAACTGAACGGTGTAAATCTCACCCCCCTCAATTGGCGGAAGATTTTCCAGTCTGCGAACATCATTGCGTGACATCCATCCGTTCTGAAGTGCACTAGTGTAGTAGGCTGCTCGCCCTGCGCTGTCGGCACGCAGAAGCCCTTCGACAGAAAACTCAGCAAAAACTTCATCTTCATTATCGAGAAGGCATCTTGATATTTCCTGCTCAATGTTCACCAGCAGAGGGCGCAGCGTATGGGTCAGAAACTGGAGATTCATGCCTTCGAGGCTTGAGGCCCAACTGCTTTGTTTTTCGGTGTGTCCCACCATAAAAGGCGGCACTCTGAACCACCTGCAGATTTCAGCGATACTAAAGGATCGGCTTTCAAGCATCTGAGCATCTTCAGGGTTCATGGTAACGCCCTGATATTTCAGTCCGCCCTCAAGCACCATGATCTTCCCGGCATTTTTAGAGCTGGTAAAAGCCTCCATATACTTCCTGAGCCGTGCACGCTGGTCGTCGTTCAGAGCGCTTTCTGATGAGAGAAAGCCGGATGTCTGTATGCCGTTTTCAAAAATTTTTGCCGCAGACTGCTCAACCGATAATGCAGAGCCGATTACGTCCCGCCCTGCCATCATCGGCATCATCCCGCATACGCCATCAAGACCAAATCCTCTGATGTGCATCATGTTTTTAACGGGTATGACACGTTTAACTTTTGACTCTGTGTAGGTGTACTCAAGCAGCCCATTATCAAGGCGCTTAACAACCATGTTTTGCGGCAAAAGCGGAACCAGCGAGACAAGCTTTGGACCGACATATTTCTTTTCGATAAACGCATTACCGCGAAGACATATGCTGGCAACGACCATCAGCATGAATCGAGACGGCGTCATTTCAAGGTTCGGCCTGCGACATAAAACAGCATACGCCGGATGATTTGTTGCTGGCTTCCTTGAACCATCAGGCTGGCGCTCGTAAATCTTCAGTGGAAGGGTTGATACAGACTCACTCAGAAGCCTGACGCAAGCCCAGACAGCAGACAGGCGCATAGCTTTTTCGGCTGTAACAACCTGTCCGCTGCTACTCGTTCCAAACCACTCCTCCCAAAAGGTCCCTGTCGTCAGGCTGATGGGAACGCCAAGCCAGTTAAGCAAGGCGGATTTGACCTTGCCTGGCTGTTTTTGTTTTTTCATCAGAAACCTATCATTATCGGGTTTTCGAAGAATCCACTGAGGTCCTGAGCATCTTCACCACCATTAACCAGCATTCGACTTTTGGCAGTGAACAGCGCGACCGGCCCGTCAATTTTGTTTTCAGGCGTGGACTTGTTTGGGAAAATGTTGTCGTTTTTGTCAGGCTTAACCGTGACGTTTGACATCATCCAGGTCATGACAGGGTTTTCGTCATGGTGGAATTTATTGCCGTAAATTTCTGCCTGAACAGATTTCATTGATTCTGATAAGTTTTTTACCGTCTGAGCAACCTCAACCAGCGGTAAACCCTCTTCAGCTAGTGACAGGCTGAACTGAACGGCACTCCAGGGATCGAACGCAATCTCCTTAATATTTTCCCCCTGGACCCACTTCACTATGTCCGCCTTGATCATGGCGTGGTCGATAACGTCACCATCGGTCAGCTCAAGATAACCGGCTGCAGACCACTTCCTGTAAAGCTCAGCAATGTGAGCAGGAGCGGTTTCAAGCCTTCCTTCCGGTATCCAGAAGCGTGACTGCATATGAGTTTCCCCGGATGGGTCACGCCATGTCTTGACAGCTGCGCAGATATCAATCTTGTTGGCGAGGTCAACGCCCACCCACATCGGCCAGGTTTTACGGTCTTCATCAGCGCCGAGTTTCGGCATTTTTGACCAGCGATCCATGTCCATCCAGGCGCTTTCTGCCGTAACCCAGATGTTAAGGTGTTTGGTGAAAAAGTTTGGACGAGCTGCAACCTGCTCTTTTGCCTTTTTGGCAAGGCGGCGCATATCGTCCCAGCGCTTACAAATACCCAGTCCGGGATTAGCTTTAGGCCAGTTCGTCTCATCAAACGGGTCGTCTTGCTCATCAAGCGTGTAAATGACGGCAAAATAGGTGTCATCATCAACCACACCGCGCAAAACCTTTATGGCGTAATCACGCTGCTCAAAACAGATGCCCTCTTTGTTGGTCCCTGCTGTAGTAATGGCAAACAGCAGCGACTGAAGACGGGCGCCTGTCGCCGTTTCCAGTACATCCCAGACATCGCGGGTCCGGTGAGCATGAAGCTCATCAACAATTCCGCAGTGGATATTGAGGCCGTCAAGGTTGTTGGCGTCGCTCGAAAGGGGTTCAAACTTGGAAGCTGAGCGCTCCTGATGAATATTCAGCTTCACATGACCGAACAGCCGCCCCAGCGTCCGGGGCGCTTTCTTAATCATGTTTTTGGCATCGTCAAAAACGATGCGAGCCTGATCGCGTGTAGTGGCCGCAGAATAAACCTCTGCGCCACCTTCCCCGTCAGCCCCGGTCATATAAAGACCAACCCCTGAAGAAAGGGTTGATTTGGCGTTTTTACGGGCCACTTCGTTATAAGCAGTGCGAAAACGGCGAACCATAATCAGATCGCCATCTTCATCAAAAACGTGCCCGCCCGTCACCTCATCGACCAGTGGGATGACAAAGCCATACAAATTAATGAGGATGAAAATATGCCAGGGCATCAGCTCAATCGGCTTACCCGCAAGAGCGCCTTTGACATGAGGAACAAAATTATAAAAGTCGAGAATATGCTGAGCGCGGTCCTCACTGAAGTAGATACCGCGTTCCGGCCCATGCTCTAAATCATTGAGAAAACGCTGACACGCCAGGCGCACCAGTTCGCCAGCAACGATCTCGCCAGACAGCACGCTCTCGGCGTACTGAATACCAGCCTGAACAGTTGCCATTCATCATTTGCGCTTTTTAAGAAACTCTTCAAGGGGATCGGCTTCAGCAGGGCCCTTAGCGCCAACCTTAGAACGGCTGGCCGGGGTCATGCCAAATTCAGTGAGCATCGCCCGAATGCGCTTCCACGCATCGGACTTCATTACTGCTGCCGGATGAGCTTTAACAATATCCTCGCCGGTTGCTGACACCGTCTTATAGGTGTAGCCCTCTTCAGCCAGAACATCACAGTGTTGACGGTACTCGGTGTAGGCCTCAATCAGCAGCTCAAGGGCTTTCCCGTCGAGCGTGGTCATGACACCAACGGCATCAAGCTCTTCGCCAATTCGCTTGAACCAGTACTTCCCCATCTTATCCAGATGCTTTGGAATTGGGGGTACCCCTGACTTAGGTTTTGGCTCGTTTTTGTTTATAGCGCGTTTTGATGGGTTCCCCTTCACCAAAGCCAGATGTGTCGGGGTTTTCGGCGGTCCTGGCATAATCGAAAACTCCTATTAATCACTGGTTGGGTCACCCCAAAAAAAGTTTTCTAACCTGCGGCGATGCGAAAAAAGGTTAGGCGGCGGTCCTTAAAGGCGAGAGGGGTGAACTTTCGACCCGCCCTCCCCCTGACAAATGATAATGGCTCTCATTTGAGGCGAGATAGTTACATTTGAAACCACTTTGATGATATTGATTCTCATTTGAGCCTTTCTTTTGCGGTTTTGCTGCGGTGGCAGGGCCAGCACAGGGCCTCAAGGTTGGTGTCATCATCGGTACCCCCATGTGCTTTGGGTACGATGTGGTCAACGGTCTTGGCTGCTGTTGGCCTTCCGCTTCTCAGGCAGTTCTGGCAGAGATGCCGATCACGCTGCAGGACGCGGGCCCTTATCGCATCCCACTTGCTGCCGTAGCCGCGCTCATGCCTGCTCTGCCCCTGCTGATGCTGCTCCCAACCATGATTGCGGTGAGCTTCACAGTAACCTGAGCGGTCAGTTGTGGTCTTGGCGCAGCCGTGCTTCCTGCATGCTCTTGGTATCAGTGCTGGCATCAAGTCTCCACGCCCTGCGGCGCTGTGTGCGTTGCTCATTGTCCGGGTGCTGCTCAACGGTGTCTGAGTCTGCATGGTCAACAAGTGAATAGCATGGATAGATAACGTCGCCGCCATAGGCATCACCAACGGCGTAGTCTGCTGGCTTTGCGCTGTCCCACCTTGTAAGAACATCACTGATACGATGTTGCGGTATGCTGTAACAGACGCCGTGTATCAGCCTGCTCATGATTATGTAGTCTGTCTGCCGCTGGTCGCTTTCAATAAGCTTTGTTGCCACCTCAAGCTGATACTGTGGTGGCCTGCCGGTGCCTAAATAGAAAGACAGCAAATTATCAGGGAATCGGTCAAGCCAGGCTGCTACCTTTTCGGTGAAGCAACCTACCAGCAGCGCATCGTCTTCCAGTATCACTACAGGGCAATCCTGCTGGCTGGCCCATTCAATGGCGCGGCGGTGATTCCAGTTTGCACCATGCAGACCATCATCAATCAACATGTAACCCCTGAGCGATGAAGCCAATGCCTCTGCCTTGGACCAGCGTGAATGATGGCCGACCACCACAAACTTTTGATTGCGCATCTCAGAAAGCCTCAAGGTTTTTTAGGCGGTGGTGATGGGTTACAAATAACACCTTCTGGCTGGTAACCACTTCCAGCTGATCTGAATTTTTTTTGGGTTGAATTTTTTTTATTGGGCCTGCATTCACTGCATAACTTAGAAGGAGATTTCAAACCTTTGCTACATCTGTGACAAAAATTAATATCCCCCATGTTGCGAGGTGCAAACAAAGCAATAACTATTATTGCCAATAACAATATGAAAAATAATGCAGCGCCCATACTTCCTCACTTATGCTGCCACCACGCGAAATCTCTGCCTATGCCATCAGATTTGAAAACTGTATGAACTCGTGTGCCAGTAACTATCCGGTCGCGGTAACGGTAAGCAACCAGGCCAAAAGCCATCATGTCACCCACCGATGCCGCTGACGGTTCTTTACCCCAGAAACGCAACGATTCGATGTGGTAGTAAAGCCGGATAATCCCATGCGCTATTGCCATTACATCAGCGCGGGTACCACCCAGCAGACCAGCGTTTAACATCACATCGTTGCGATGCTCATCAATGAAGGCCTGACAGATAGCTTCGGGATGATTCTGCTTAGCCCAGGTGTCGGCGTAAGTCTTTGGCTCTGAGCCAACGTAAATCTTGCCCTCTTCCATTTCCTGCCACGGCTGCTGAAGCATTTCTACATCAGTGCCATCGGTACACCAGACAAGATGATATTCAGGATGATCGCGTAAGTGCTGCCAGATATGCAGCCAGCGCCGAAAGTAGACGTTCATCTTCACATCAGGCACACGAAATAACTCGGTATCAGCAGGAACCGTGTCCAGTTCATCAGCCAGGACGATGCGACCACAACCATTGAGCGACGACGCCCACTTAACCAACAGGTCAGGTAAAGGTGTTATCTTTGTGCCGCGCTGCGGGTCCGTCTGGCTGGTCAGTAGCGTGGTGATGACCACATTGCGCTTATCGCGGTATTCAGCATACCCGGTGTAGCCATTGTTACGGCGCTCGTTGTGAATCGTCACATTGCGCTTAACCTGTGCTTCACGGTCTGGCTTTGGTACGGAACGCTCAACGGCCTGATGCTCATCAAGCGAGTAAATTAACTTTTCAGAACCGACCACATCAGCGAACGCCCATGACGTGAGCCCGGCATTGTGAATGCGCAACGCCAAATCTGAATGCTCATACATGCCGCGCTGATAGATGGGGTCAAAGCCGCCAACCTTTTCAATCACGCTGCGATGGTAGTAAAGCATCACGCCGCGCTGGCCCGTGTAAGCAACGTGCTTGTCGTCACGGTAAAGCACAGATATGTCGTTAAGCTTTTGGCCTGTTGCGAAGTCCTGAAACTGATAAGCAAGATGCGGCTCGGGGGATTTGATGTAAGGCTGCTCCCACCCACCCGCTACAGGCCATGCGTCATCATCCCAAAGGAAAAGATGTTCACAGCCTGCATCAATCAGCGTCTGTAAGCTGGCGTTCTTTGATGCCACGATTCCGCGTGACACGTCACGGCGAATAACTTTGACTCCAGCCGGAACAGTTACCGGAACGTTTGACCCGTCATCAATCACAACCACCAGCGCGCCAGCAGGAAGGAACTTAAGCTGATGCTCAAGGGCGCGTGATAAGACGTCATGGCGGTTGTGTGTGCTGATGGCTATACCGATTTTTGATGCCCGTTCAGTCACTGGCGCATAGGCAATGCCATCAATCACGACGTCCAT